TACTCTTACTCTGAAGATAGTGGGGATTGCATTATTGGAGCAGATAGTAGGTCAACTTATTTTGAAGCATTTTTAGTATCAAGGTCAGGATAATGTCTCTAGTAAATAAAATTAAAAAAATATATCCATCTTTAACCAGTGAAGATTTTGACGTTACAGTTAAAGGTACAATTATGATTCAAAACGATAATGACGGAAAAGGTGATTACATTAAAGAGTGGAATCATCCTTCGTTATCTAAACCAACTGATGAGCAATTAGCCGATGCCTAGCAAAACACGAAAAGCAGCAGCAGAAGCATCGTTTCCTCAGAGAAGAAAAAACCATTTAATTAATGGGGATTTTCAAATATCTGCACGACATGGCACTAATAAAGTAATATCAACTTCAGTTCCAGCTAACAGCGATGATACTTATTGTTTGCCTGATAGGTGGTTATTATTAAGCGATGGTAACGATATAGTAGACCCTCAATTAGTAGATGTTACTAGCCCAGATAATGCTAAATATAGTCTAGCGTTAGAAGTAGAAACAGCAGATAAAAAGTTTGGTGTAGTACAAATAATAACAAACCAAAATTCTGTGCCTATTATTGGTAATACAGTGACGTTATCTTTCCAAGCTAAAGTTAGCAACACAACAAGATTAGATGATGTTAGAGCAGCTATTGTCACATGGTCTGGTACGACAGATGCTCCAACAAGTGACTTAGTAAACGCTTGGAATGGGGCTGACGCAAACTTTTCGGTTGTAACTAATTGGACTTTAGAGAATACTCCTGCGAATTTAAATGTAACTACAAGTTGGGCTAAATACAGTGTTACAGGAGCTTTGGATGCTAGTGGCGGTGCAAATGTAGCTGTTATGATTTGGTCAAACAGCGTAGACAATGACGCTGATGATATATTATACATAAGCCAATGTCAGTTAGAGTTAGGCAATGTAGCGACAGATTTTGAATTTGTGAACAGGGACAACGAAGGTCAATTATGTCTAGCCCATTATTATGATTCCCGTAACGGCAATACATCAGGACAAGATATGTATAACGGCACAACAAAAGTTGTTACATATCATGCCGCAGGAATAATGATGATGTGGGGGTGGGATGTTGGTACAGCTAATCGGTATGTGTGGTTAACAGAAACTAATCCTACCATGATGCACAAAACGCCTACTTTAACTTTATATGACAGTGCAGGTACTTCTGGAAAAATTACCCGTTGGTCTTCAACAGGGGGTTCTGCTGTCAATGGGAATGACCCTTACACAACAGTAGTTACTGCTGCAAGGTTTCATGTAGCTACTTGGACTTCACTAGGGAATACATATGGGTGGCATGGAATGGTTGTATTGGAGGCAGAATTATGACAATTACCGCAGCAAAATATGGACGACCGTTGGAAGGCGAAACAAAATCACATAATGTAATTGTAACTATGGATGGTGTTATTAGGTATGTTCCTATAAATATTGAAAACAGAGATTACAGAAAACTACAGGCATGGGTAGCACAAGGTAACACAATAGCGGATGCAGACTAATGGTTAGTAAAGCAAGAAAAATAGCAGCCCAAGCGTCTTCTAATATTACAGGACGTAGGAATTTGTTGCTTAACGGAGATATGGTAATTTGCCAGAGGTCAACTGGTACTTCGGACAAAGGTGGAGCGACAGGATATTTTGCACAAGACAGGTGGAGAATTTACGTAGCTAATTTAGAAGGGCGATTTACTCTTTCCCAAGACACAGATGCTCCAGATGATTTTGCATTTAGTATGCAGATAGATTGTACGACAGCAGAAACAAGTACTCCCGATGTAAATGAATATTTAATTATTGAACAAAAACTAGAAGGTTTAGATTTACAAAAGTTAAAAAAAGGCACTTCAGATGCAGAACCTTTGACGTTATCCTTTTGGGTTAAATCACCTAAAACTGGCGTACACACCGTTACTTTACATGATACCAGTAACACTCGTAGTATAAGCTCTACCTATACAGTCGCATCAGCAGATACTTGGGAATATCACTATGTTACTTTTGCAGGAGACACAACAGGAACTATACCTAATGATAACACCGAAGGTTTAGCTCTATGGTTTTGGTTGCTGGCAGGAAGTGATTTTACAGGTGGAACTTTTAACACATCTTGGGCTTCTCATGTAGCAGCTAATGCGTGTAGTTCTAGTCAAGTTAATGTTTTAGACAGCACAGATAATAATTTTTTCTTGACGGGATGCCAGCTTGAAATGGGAAACAGCCCAACATCGTTTGAATGGGAAGAATACGCAGACAGTTTAGAACGCTGTAAACGATATTTTTTTAGTTACTCAGGAACAAAATACGGACAAAGATATAGCTCAACTGCTGGTTTTATAAATTTAGAGTTTCCTCGTCGAATGAGAGCCGCACCTACTCTTACTTCTTACAGCGGTGTTCGTACTACTACGGGGTTAGGTTATTATCCTAATGCAAGACATCACCAAGTGCTTATGACAGCAACAAACCCCTATATTACAACTCCAGTTTTGGATTCAGAACTATGATAGATAATTACCTCAACATTACATCTGCAAAATACCAACATATTTTAGAGGGACATACTGAACCTGTCGTTATATTTATTCAAGTAGAAGGAGAAGCAATGGAGTGGGCAGTTCCTATAGATGATGCAAACACTCATTATAAAGAAATAAAACGCCAAGTAGATGCTGGCACATTAACAATAGCGGATGCCGACTAATGGAAAACACAGAAAGATTACATGAATTAACTGCTCGGCTCGAAGCCCACGTTGCACGTTGCGAAGAGCGTGATAAGACGATATTTAACCGATTGGATAATATAGAACGCAATATACGACAACATACCCTTGCGCTATTAGGCGGTATGGGTGGAATAATAATTGCACTATTGTTGAGGCTAGTATGACTCCTAAAAAACTCGATCCTGAAAGCATCTACAATAAATATGACATTAACCATGATGGGACAGTTAGTGATGAGGAAATGGCTCGTAACAAAGAGTTACTGGAGCTAGAGCTACAGGAACAAAAGTCAGAAACACAGAAACAGATGGCGTGGGTAGCTATGCTATCTATGATTGTAGGGACTATATTTTTATACACTCCTATTATTAAAGAGACAAGAGTAGAAGTGTTAGGGGATATTTTAGGGTTATTTTATATTGCCCAAGCGGGTGTAGTCGGGGCTTATATGGGTGTAACAGCTTGGATGAGTAGAAAATAAACGGAGGTTATTATGTTAGGATTTCTTGGGCCAATAGCCAATCTAGCTAATACTTTTGTAGAAGGAAGAGTAGAAAAGACTAAAGCGGTAGCTAAAGCTAAAGTAGCCAGAGCAGAGGCTGAAGCAGAGGTTATGAAGGTGGCCGCTACGCATGAGGCTGGCTGGGAGAAAATAATGGCTGAAGCTAGCCAAGATAGCTGGAAAGACGAAGCGTGGACATTATTGTTTATAGCCATTATCGCAGCTTCATTTATTCCGTGGTGCAGACCCTATATTGCTGAAGGATTTCAAGCATTAGAAACGGCTCCTGATTGGTTTACCTACGCAATGTATGCCTCCATTGCTGCATCTTTTGGTATTCGTGGCATTAAAGGGATGAAAAAGTAATGCAAGAAAACTTCTTAAAAAGCCTAGAAACTGTACTAAAACATGAAGGCGGGTATGTAGATCACCCCGAAGATCCGGGTGGGCGTACTAACATGGGGATTACCCAAGCAGTATATGAAAAGTATCTGGGGCGCACTGTTACCGAAGATGAAATGAAAAACATAAAAATAGGGGATGTGCGTATTATTTATCGGGAAAATTATTGGGATCGGGTAAAGGGTGACGATTTGCCTTCAGGCATAGATTTTTGTGTATTTGACTGGGCGGTTAATTCTGGTGTTTCTCGTGCTAGTAAAGCTCTACAACGTATTGTAGGGGTAAAAGATGACGGAGTAATAGGCCCGATTACAGTAAAAGAAACATTTAAATGTGACTCTGATAAAGTTATATTAAGCTATACAGAGGTAAGGGAAAATTTCTACAAGAAGCTGTCTACGTTTGATACATTTGGAAAAGGATGGCTTAGTAGAAATGATAAAACCCGTGATCTTTCTTTAGAGATGTCAGGTGTTGTATAGATGGCTTTACGAAAATTACGTTTTAAACCGGGAATAGTTAGGGATATTACGCAATATTCTCAAGAAGGGGGTTGGTATGCTTCAAATAAAGTTCGGTTTTTCAAAGGGTTTCCTAGAAAAATAGGGGGTTGGACAAAACGCACCATTACAGAATTTAAAGGTGTGTGTCGTAGTATGTTTGCGCTTGGTGGGTTAGATGGCGTTAGGTATATGGCGTTGGGGACAAATGAAAAAATATTATTAGACCAACAAGGAAACACTCACGATATTACTCCAGAAAGAGGGGCTACCCTTGAAACCGTTGCTGCGGCAGTATCTCTTGCAAGTCCTTATGTTACAACAGGAGATGCAGGTTCAGGAGAAATTACAGTTAAAACAAGCACCGCTCATAACGCAAGTGTAGGGGATTATGTAACATTAGCAAGTGTAACTACTGTAGATGGTATTACAGCCGCACAGATAAATATTGAGCATAAAATAACTGAAACAACTAATGATACTTTTAAAGTAGTTACAGCAGGTTCTGCTACTTCAGGTAGTACAAACGGAGGCGGAACCAGTGGCACAGCTACATTTCAAATACCTATAGGCAATGAAACAGGGGTAGAAGGACTTGGTTGGGGTGCAGGTACATGGAATACCGCAGGAGCGGCTGTTGAAGAAGATGGAACAACCAGAGATGGTGGGTGGAATGAACCCAGATCAGGATCAGGTATTTTTCAACCTATGCGGTTAATTTACTTTACCCGGTTCCAAGATGACCTATTATTTAACATACGTTATGCGAGTATATATCGTTGGGTATGGCAAGGTACTCCTACCACACGAGCCGCTTTGTTAAGTGTTTCTCCCTCTTCTGGCACAGAAGTTCCTAAAGAAGTTACCCAAGTTTTAATTGCACAAGATAATACAAGTAATATTATTCTTGCTTTAGGGTGTACACCGTATCCTGAATCAGGTAGCCCAGATAGAGATCCTTTGTTAATACGTTGGTCTGACGTATCTAACCCATTTAATTTTACGCCTAGTGATACAACAACTGCGGGGTCGTTAACAGTACAGAATGGCTCTCATATATTACGTGGGGTAGCAACTACCAGAGAAACACTTATTTTTACGGAATCTACGCTTAATTCATTAAAATTTACTGGTACGTTTGATGTATTTAGGTTAGATGAAATAAGTAGTTTTACATCTTTAGTTGGCCCTAATGCAGTAGCCACTGTAGATGGCGTAACTTATTGGATGGGGTTGAATAAATTCTATCGTTATGATGGGCGTATTAATACGTTAGATTGCACTGTACAGGACGAAGTATTTGATAATTATGATGTAGATCAAGCAGACCAAATATTTGCAGGGCTTAATTCCGAGTTTCACGAAGTCTGGTGGTTTTATCCTACTACGGGTAGTAACGCTGCTATCAATAGATATGTGGTCTATAATTATCTAGAAAATGTGTGGTTTTATGGAGATTGTGATGGCACTACAGAGGGAGATGGTTCTTTTGTAAGAACTGCGTGGCATGACGCAGGAATATATAATAAACCTCATGCAGCATCTTTTGGCGCAACTGATAAATCAGGTAACAATCTGTATAACCAAGAATCAGGTAATAATGCAGCTACAAACAATAGTCCTCATGCAGCATTAAGTGCTTTTATTACTTCAGGGGACATGGTTATAGACCAAGGGGATCGATTTATTTTAGCGAATCGGATTATTCCTGATATAGATTTTAGAAATTCTAATACAGCTTCAGATATAATTGGTAGTACAGGAGGAGAAGCAAAAACACCTGCGGTTACTATAAGTATGGAAGCTAAAAAATTTCCCGGTGCGGCTTCTTATACAGTAAATGAATCTGGAGAAACCGTTAGTGACTCAGTATCTGCGATTAATGCAGTAACTATTGACCAGTTTACACAACAAGCGCATATGCGGATAAGAGGACGTTCTTTAAATTTTAAAATAGAGTCTACTGAACAAAACACAGCTTGGGAGCTTGGTACACCCAGAATTGACATAAGACCTGATGGGAGGAAAGGATAATGGCGTTTGAACAGTTTCGATCCCCATCACTACCACTATCTCCCCCAGAGTATGATCAGGGATATTTTAATACGCTAGTTAATAGCATAACTTCGTTTTTTACTATTATAGACTCTAAAGCTG